GTAAAGAAAAGTATCGTAAAGAAAAGTATCGTAAAGAAAAGTATCGTAAAGAAAAGAATTACAGTGCCTGTGCCTGTGCCAACCCCAGTCTACGGCCCTCATGGCGGTCCTCATTACGGGCCGCCTACTGGTTATCCTCGAATGCCTCATCCGATCGTCTTGATGGAAAGCGACGCGGGTTGCATGCGACATTACGGACACCTGGGTAGAAACGTAATAGCGTATCGTTGAGGGGCGTAAGCGCTCGGCACGCGGGGATACGGATTACATAAGATTTCAGTCTTATGTAACCTTATGTAACGAACGTGTATAACTAGTCGTCAGAAGTCTTCAGAAGTCGTCGTAGTCTCGCACATGGTTTTTGTTGTATCGCTTGTAGTGAAAGTTCCAGTAGTCCTTGCATCCAAACTTGAAGTTTGTAGGTGCTAAATCAGCTTTGTAGTAGAATACACAGTCTTTCCAGTCGTTGGTCTGACCGGCGTTGTGAATGTAAAGGCAACAGTAATCGTTCGTGAGTTGGTCCATGAGGTCGCAGAAAATGGAAAAGTCACCGATGATACTTGCGTAGTTTTCAAACAGGACCTTTCTGTTTTTGAGGATGGGTTCTCTGAGGATAAAACATCCATCTATATTTGTTCTGATCGCCGGATTGACGTCCATGCAATACTGCAGGGATAAAATGTACCACAGCTTCCAGTGACGACCTCTCTTGAACAACCCTTGTTGCAATTTGGTGTTGAAAATTTTGTTGGAGTCTGTGCAGTCATCGCACAGCACAACTGCCCATGGGTTTTGAACATGCTGTTTAGCGATCTTCTGCCGCTTGACGAACTTCTTCAGCTGGTCTTCGTCGTACTCGTTGAATACGAACGACTGCGGAAAGATTTTAGAGTAGAAGCCGTTTGAATCTTCTGAACCGGACATCACTATTCCGGCGGGTATGATATGCTTTTTCGAGTACAACAAACTAGCGATGATCGAAGACTTGCCGGTACCGGGCTTCCCGATGACTACAATTTTGCTGCCGCCATATTCTCTCTCTTTGTGCCGCGCAGTTGTAGGGGGTATAATGTCAAGGTCCAGCTCTTTTATTTCAACGTGATGTTCGGTCATGTTTTGTATGTCGCGTGTTCTTTTTTAAACCGCCTCGTTTTTAGCATGGGTTAAAAAAAAACCTTGCGCATAATAAAATGACAACTCCTTTTCAATCAAGACAATTTAGTGTCCAGCTACCGGAATCAGCAGTCGGTCCTGCGTCTATTGCAGGAGCCAAAGCTAACCAGCAAACGGGTAGACGCAACATTATAGGTTACGCAGGTCCCGTATCCGGACAAGGTTCGGACATGACGACGCTTGCGGAAGCGGCCAATGTTGCGGCTCCCGACGCGGTTAGTCTCGCGACCGGCATGCGCAATGCTGAGTGCCATTGGCGTCACAACAATCTGGACACCAACGTCGGAACAGTTGCGTCGACGCGCCTTCAACTTGGTGCAGGCACCGCGTCCAATGGTGTGTTGAATACTCAGGCCGCGCCTCCGATCGGCGCGAACCAAGTTAACTTCGGTTCGGTTCAGCTGCCGGCGTCGGGCACACGCACTACTTACCCGAACACAGGAAACCAGAAAACTCTCAACGGGGTTAACTCGGGTATCGCGGCAGAACTTCCAGCATTGGGAACTTCAGGCGGTTCACAGGCGGCTGATCAGCTTGTCGGCATGGTGATGGGCACGACGTCCGAAGGCACCGCGGGCACGGCGCCAGCGAATAGTTTTTCAAGCTTGCTCATGTCCAACTTTCAGCGCAACAAGAATGGTCAGCACGTCCGGGACGGTCAAATCATTGTGATGAAAATGGTTCTCGACAACGGCCCTGCCAATCAGTTTGTTACTGCCGCTGCTGGCAGGACTAATGTAAATGGTGTAGTGCCGCTTAGTGGAGGCAACGCGGACGAGCAACAATCGGTATTAGGAGACACGTGCGCATTGGTCTGCGCGCCGTTGACTGGCGCTGTTGGCGCGAAGACGCTCAACGGGGCAAACAACCAGCTTCGTTGGGCTCCTCAGGTGTATGCCAATTCATCCGGATTGAGCGGACCACTTGACTCTTCCATGGGTTCTACCGCGCAGGTTACTAACTCACAAACCTGGCCCCCTGCATCTGCTAGTTACAGCGTGCAAGGAAACGCTGGAAACGCCTGCTTCTACAATAATGCGATGGAGGTGATCCTTCCCAGAAACGGAGACGACCAGCCGAACAATGCGCGTGAATGCAGTGTCGTTTTCCGCTACCGACGCCGCAACAGTGACCAAAGAGGTCCGGAAACCAACGGCGCAAAATACACGCCTACGAACACGCCAATGTATTACGCTGTTACCAGTCCCAGCGCGGTTGTCGCAGAAAGCAACCGTGTTTCAGGCACTAACTACATCGCTGTATCCGGCGAACCGATAAACTCTGCCGTCGGCAACCAAGAATGCATCGAAATTGTCGCAGTTATTCCAGCTGCCGTTTCTTTCCTTAATCCGCCGGGGGTAGAAGGAGGAATCGTTCGAACCGTTAATTACAATATTACAGACGGCGCCGGGAATATTTTGATCGGTAATTCGACTCCGTGAACGGCGCCCCGGCGACAGTTAACTCATCAATTTTGCATCATCGTATATGATACAAAATACATACATTCCATACGTCACTAGCGGAGCAAAAATGAACCAAAAATACGAATGACAGGAACAACCACAGAAGCTATGGTAAAGATTCAAGTAATCTCTGATTTACATTTGGAGGCATCTCCAGTTGAAAAAGCGACCGATATCGTGAACGTTTCGTCCGGTGCAGACGTGTTGATAATCGCGGGTGATTTAGGGTCGTTTTACGATCTCGAGCCCATGTATAAATTCTTAGAGTGTTTGTCCCCTTGGTACAAGTATATTTTGTATGTCATTGGCAACCATGAGTACTACCGGCATCCATCTTTTTTGGTTGCAAGGTTGGGTGATCTTCGTCACCGCGCGGAAAGGATGTTCAAGACCATCGAAAACCTTCACATCCTCGACCGAAAGTCTGTTCGGATTAATGGTGTCGTGTTTGCGGGCGCGACTTTATGGTCGGACGTCGAACGCGAGTCCGACGTCTGGCCTGAATTTATAAGACACAAATTGCGCGTTAGCAAACATGTGTACAAGTCTCTTTACAAGCGAGACTATACTTGGATAAGGCGTACTATCGATTCATGCAGGAAGAATGGAGATCCGCTTGTTGTGATTACCCATCATGCGCCAACATTCACGTCGCTTCGGCGACGGGGTCGGTACGAGTCGTTGTACGCTTCTAACCTGGATCACTTGATCCGGAAGGAAAACATGGTTATGTGGATTCACGGTCACACCCATCACAACATGGACCGGCGGGTCCGCGGGGTGAACGTCGTCTCGAACCAACGGGGAAAAACGTACGACCGATGCACGTTGGATCCGAATAAGGTAAAGATCATCGAACCTGGCGATTTGACGGAGGGGTCGAGCGTGTTGTATTGTTCCCCAACGATGTTGATGGGCGCGACCCTCGAGAAGTGTCACCCCGACCCGACTGAACCATACTACACTATAAAAATGGATAACGGCCGAGAGCGGCAGACGGTCAAGTCGAAGTTACGGCCGATTTATCGGGTTCGCGATGTCCAACCCATCCCGTAAGGCATGGCATTGAAAATATTATTTTTTTTGGTTTAAAAATAATATTGCTTCAAACAAATGGCATCAATCAGCACTTCTAATATAACATCAGGATTCATTGATCTTGCAACTTTCGATGAGATCGAAAGATACCTCTATGGCGGCGACACCGCTACCGCGTATTTCGTCCGCGAAACCCGCAAGTCGACATGGTTCACTCAGGTGCCGGTCATTCTATCGAATGCGTCTGGCCAGCCGCAGTTCGGACAGGACTGGTCGGTCAGCATCTCTCGCGCCGGCGATTACCTCCTCCAGACGTGGCTCCGCGTTGGTCTCCCGCAGATCCGGCAGAATGCCAACGCCGATGAGAACCAGGGTATTCGATGGACCAGAAACCTCATGCACAATCTTGTCAAGGATTGCTGTATCACCTTCAACGACCTTGTAGCGGCGCGCTTCGACTCCTTCCACCTCGACTTCTGGTCGGCGTTCACCGTGCCGGCTGGCAAACAGGATGGCTACAACCAGATGATCGGTAACACGGCCGCCCTCACGACTCTTCAGACCGGCCAGGCAGCTCTCCCGCCGAGCGTCCCGGGAGACTCGGGTGTCACTATGCTCAACCTCCCGCTTCCGTTCTTCTACTCGCGCGATTCCGGCGTCGCTCTCCCGACTGCCGCCCTCCCGTACAACGAGATGCGGATCAACTTCAGCTTCCGCAACTGGAACGAACTCCTCATCAAGGAGAATGTCAACTCCGCGTCTACCGTCGAGTACCGCCAGGTGTGCTCCGCTGCCGACCTCCTTGGCGGTTCCGAACCCCAGCTCACAAAGGTCCAGGTCTGGGCAAACTATGCCATCGTCTCCAACGACGAACGCAAACGCATGGCCTGCGCTCCCCGTGACATCCTCATCGAACAGGTGCAGACGGCCAACCGCCAGACGTTCTCGCCCAGCACCGTCCCGCAGCCGAGATACGACCTCCGTCTCTCGCACGCCATCAAGGTCCTCTTCTTCGCCGTGCGCAACAAGACCTTCCAGGCTGAATGGTCCAACTACACCGCATCGTCCCCCGGCGTTGGCAAATCTCCCCAGGGTGGAAAGTTCACCGGCAACTACGCCGTCGACCCCATCCTCGACACGACTCTCGTCTACGAGAACACCAACCGTCTCGGATCCATGGGTTCGGACTACTTCTCCCTCGTCAACCCGTACTACCACGCGCCGGTCATCCCGAGCGTCACCGGTTACCACTGCTACTCGTACTCGCTCGACTTCATCTGCCTCGACCCGATGGGATCCACCAACTACGGCAAGCTCACCAACGTTTCCATCCTGCCCAACGCGTCGCAGGTCGCCGTCGCCGCCAACGCGGCATCCGGTATCTCAAACGTTGCTACATGCGACGGTTGCGGGTTCAAACAGTCCTACGAGTTCGTTCTCACGGCCGTTGACAACAACATCATCAGAGTGTCAGGCGGAGCGTTAGGATTTCCTGTCCTCTGAGATGCGCAAGTACATCTCCTATACATTTTATACTACAAATGTACTATAAAATACAGACTTTAAAAATGATTTAAGAAATGGGATTATAAGATTAACAAACAATGACGACTACTACACAATTCAATAACGGAAAATATGCAGGACACATTTCTCTTCTGCGCGATGGCTATCAGTTTGCTACCAAACGTAATTATAAAGTATTCACAAAACATTTTGGTATTTCTCGCACACACGTCACTAAGGAAGCAATAGACAAGGCTGCAATGGATGCATATGCGAAGGCGCGAATGTACCAAAAAGAATATTCAGACTCTAATGGTTTGACAAAGAATCAATGGAGACGCGTCGGAGATGTGATTGAAGTGAAGTTACAAGATGGTTTGATTATGACTTGTGATCCAGATATGCTAAAACACGTCGAAGCTCGTCTTTGGACTGCAAGAAAGGGAAGAGGAAAGAAAACGTACTACGCGTCGTGTAGAAAAAGTAAGAAGAAGAACTACGAAGCGTGTCAGTTTCATAATCTGATTTGCCCGGAGTTTAAACAGGTCGATCACATTGATCGCAACGGTCTGAACAACTGTCGGAGCAATCTTAGAGAAGGTTCCGGTCGCGTGAATGCCCAGAACAAAAGCAAACAGAAGAAT